GTCTTTCCTAGCCTAACGTTTCGCATGTGGGTACCCCACCGCCCCCTATTCGTTAGGCTACCTGCCCTCCTTGGCTTCTGTGCTGTAGGTTCTATCGCATCCCGTGACACTATCGCGTCTATGCACTCACTCGCTGCCTGCTGGATACTCTGTCGCCCTAGTGCATACGCGCTCATCCCAGGTACCTCAGCCTGAGCAGCGCTCTCTCATCCAGCGCAACAGGGATACGTGGCGGGACACGTCCTGCCCGTAGTTCGTTGGCGAGCCGTGCGCCATTGGTGCTATTGCGTGACCTACAGAGCACACGTGTGTTGGCGCGGTCGAGTAGGGCACCGCCCTCTTGTAGTTGCACGATGTGATCAGTGGTCAGGTCATGGCTCGGGTGGCTCGGATGCTCAGGACCATCACCTGGGCATACCCAGCCGTACTGCCCTACATGTGCACGGATCAGATGCGCAGATAGAAGCGTCCATGCTGGGTCGCTGTGTGCGGCGCTATTGGCACCTGTTGAGCGCCTTGGATGCGCAAGGCATCGAGGGCCGCGTCTAGTCGTCTTGCCACAGACTGAGCAAATGCCTGCCATCAGCGCGTCCACCATCGACTGTGCTCATAGGTATCAGTAGGGGATGTGCGCGGATAACCCGCCGCGCCGGGGATCGCCACAGGAGTCGGCGGCATTACTCGGCTGCCACGATTAGGGGCGTCATCCGAGGGGCCGTCTGTGTTTGCGCGATGCGCTGGGCGATCAGCATGTGATTAGGCCGCCACGACAGCGGCGATGGGCGGCTTTGCGACGCTGTACAGCCCGACTGCGCTCGTGCCCGCTAGGAAACCTGTCAGCACCGCTTGTGCCGGATCCGCAGCCAGCACGAGCGCAACTGCGACAGCCACGATCACGCCCAAGGCGACAGCCAGGCTCGGTGTCCACTTGGCGATCTGGTCGCCCGAGAGCAGGGGCTTGACGATCTGGAGAGCCAGGACGATGACGACGGCCAGGCCGCCGACGTTGAGTAGGTCCGCGAGTTGCATGGGTTGCTCCTTTGGTTATCCGAGGCCATCGACATCGAAGACGACGTCGCACTCGGCTGTGGACATGACGTAGAACCCACCAGCCGCGTCGAGTAACTGGTTTGGGATGCCGGTGGCGAGCGCCCCATTGGGACTGCCTACAGGCATCGCGGGGAAGTTGATCCGGCTAGACCGACGCAATGTCGGCAGATCGCCCTTGGCGCTGCAGCTGGCATTGCCAACCGCAGCCGCGCCGACGATTACGAGGCTGCCGCTGATTGCCTTGGTTGTGGCCGGGACTACAGCGCCGTCGAGAGTCTTGCCCGTGACCTGTACGCGGACCGGGACATTGACCTGGAGCCGGCCAACCGGAAGCCCGCCCGCGGAGACGTAACCGGAGCGTGTATCGACCAAGCGGTCGATGTTGATGGCCTTCATCGTGTCCTCGATTTCGATTTCTGGAATGACAAACGAGTTGAGCAGGAGAGCTTCGACGCGGGGATAGCCCCCAGCCTGTGAGTCCCATACGAACTTCAGCGCGGCGTCGATGGTTACGATGGGCTCGGCAGCACCCGCGAACTTCTCCGGGTTGCCCCAGATGACGCCCTTGCCGTCGCCGACGCCCTGACCGAGGATGCTGTGGGCGTTCGCGCCCGTCCGGTCGTAGAACCGCGGGTCGTATGCCCGGTCGCTCACAGGGGCGTCCGACTCCCAGCCCGCCATGACGGCCATGCCGCCAGCGGCCAGATGCGCTCGGAACTCGGCCTGTGTCGGTCGAGAGGAGTACCACGTGCCCGCCGGAGCGAGCTTGCCGAGGGCCGTGATCTGGCTAGCCAGAGTGCCACCGTCGGCTATCCCGGCACGGTCCGGGACTCCAGCGGCGTCGCGGATTACGCGCTCGACAGTCTTGCCGGGGACGATGCAGGTAACCTTGCCACCTGTCGTGGCGTTGATGGCGCGTGCGAGGCTCCATGCCCAGCAGCCGTCCCAGAGAGAGCGGAGTGCGGGGTCCGGGTCTTGGGCCTCTTGGCGCTCGCTGTACGGGTCGAACGGGGGCCGGTAGAGGTTCGTCATACCTTTGTCGCCGCGTCGTGCGGCGCCTTCAATTCGCGGTCGGCATGGGTCATGACAAGAAGCCCCCCGGAATCGGTCCGCGTTCCTGCGATCGAAGGAGGACAGCCGTGATCTCGGCCCGTTGCTCGTCGCTCAGGTGGTGGGTCTTGAACTTGGAAACCTGCCTATCGCCCGGCGCGTTGACGTAGACCTTGTAGCCCTTGTCGGTGCCCGAGATGCTGTAGCCCTCTTCTCGCATGAGGCGAATGAGATCGTCGGGGTTGAGAGAGCCGCAGAACGAGCAGTGACGGGCCACGAGGCCGCCGTGGAACTGCTCGCGAATGTCCCATGTATCCGCGTTCTCTGTCCGTGGCCAGGGACCGAGATCGACCATCCGATAAGGGCATGTCTGCGTCCAGGGACCCCCCGCCTCTACGGTCGCCTGCTTCTCCCGAGTTCGCTTTTCGGCCTCAGCCTCAGCCCAGTGCTTATCGCACCAGTACCCGATCCGATCTCCGATGTGGGACTCAGCGCCACAGAGGTGGCATACGTCGCTCACGGCAGTCTCTCCAATCGCACGATCTCGTCGCCCTGCTCACTCCGGGCGATCGCCTCTTCTTGCAGTCCAGCGATCGCGTCGTACTCGGCGAGGGTGTGGTGGTCGGGCGGGTGAGCCGTTGCCATGTGGTCCCGGAACAGGACGGCAGCGGCCTCGGCGGTTACCATCGTTGCCGGGAACTCGACTGAGCAATAGGCGCAAGTGAACGGGTGAACTGGCTGGTCGCGGTACAACTGGTCGCCGCAGCCGCCCGACACGGACGGCACGGTGTTGTCTGGACGCCACATCGTTGGGACGTAGTACTCAGGGCCGTACTTCCCAGCGCAGCCGCCTGCCGTCCTGGCGGGGTCGTGGTAGGGGGCGGGTTCCTCGGGAGTCCTATCAAGCCAGAGCGCCCAGACGCACATCGCAAGCACCACGACGATTACTGCGAGGGGCCAGAGGGAGACAAGGGCGGTCACCGGACGAAGCTCGGGATATGTGCGATGCCCGCCGCGTGCTCGGCTTCGATCCGCTCCACGAGCTGCAAGACGGCCTCACCCTGGCGCTCGCTGAACTGGTTTGGATTGGTCAGGTCGCCATACTTGCTGGCGGTCTGATTGCTGGCGTTGCGGTTGCTCCGGCACGCCCGGTCCTTTTCCCAATGGGCATCGAGCGCGACGCGGCTGGCGCAGACAAGGGCGCACCAGGTACAGACAAAGCCGCTCACGTCAGTACCACCCATGGGTGGCGCGGAACGCCGCTGCCCCACACGCTGAGCCGTACTTCTTGGCGGTGTACCCGATCACGAATTTGACCTGCGTAACCGGGTTGGTCATGTAGTCCGCGCCGTAGGGAGCCATCTTTGACGCGGGCTTCGCCTGCCCAAGGCCGTACGCACCGCTGCCTTTCGTGTTCCAAACGTAGGGCCGCCAGCGTGACTCGCCTTGGATGATTCCGAAGAGGCATCGGTATTCGGTCGCACCCAGAACCGCCAGCGCGTACGCCTGGGCGTCCTGCACGGTCGGCGCGGGCGTCGGGGCCAGCTCGTATACATGGGCGATGGCGACCGTGGGCTCCGGGGTAGGCGTCGGAGTCGGAACGCTGACGATCAAAGTGGGGAGCGATGCCGAGGTCACAACAAACGCGGGCGGAGCCTTGACCGGAGGCGGGCTGGCAAGGACGGGCGCCGCAAACGAAGCGGCGAGGAGAGCGGCGAGGGCGCAACGGCACAGCCTTTTCATGTCAGCCACCAGCCGTCGGAGGATGTACGGCTACAGAGCGCTTGGCCGGACGAATCTCCTCCAGCAGTTGCATCTGGCGAACGAGGGCTGTGAGGTCGGTGATCTGCTGATTAGCCTCGCGGAGGCACTTTTCGAGCTCTAAGATCCTTTGCCCCTGCGAAATGATCAAAGCCGCTTGGTCGCCAACGTTGCGGCGAAGGGTCGCGTCATTGGAAACCACAACGGCGGCGCTCCTGACTTGTCGAGTCGACCAAATGGCAAGAGCGACTAGGCAGGCGGTGACCGCACCTGCGACGGCGTTGAGGATGGGCGTCGGGATGTCTGTCACGCCGCTACCCAACCTGTCGAGGTGCGAACCCATCCCGATGCGAGCGCCGGGATCAGCACCTCGCCCTTGACCCCGTAGGCCCTCGGCCAGCCGCCGGAGGAGTCGCCCGGCTCGGACGCCGCCCACTTCACCCCGAGCCCCGGATTCGAACCGGAGACCTCCCGCCCTTGCCGAAAGGCCGGACGGGCGCTCTGCCGCTGAGCTACCTCGGAGTCTTGGGCGGTGGCTGACCTACCCCGCAGGGCAACATCAGCGCCGGGCATGAGATCGTCCTGACGATCCCAGACGGCCTGCTGGAGATCGGAGGTGGCCGCAGGGAAGTAGGCGCCGGACATGAGTTCGTCCTGGCTCCGGCTCGGTGCGCTGGCGGCTAACCCAGACGACTTGCTACGGCCTCGGACTAAGGGAGACGCGGCCCCACTATTCCTAGAACGTTCGGCCCCTGCTGAAGCTGGGGGGTTCGGAATAGAGCACCGCGCGGCCCCAACCGTGGGAGCCAGGACGGGCCGGATGCCAACCGGCACAGATGGGCTAGGGAGCGTGCTGGAGCCGGCCGTCACCCCGATTGCAGCCAACGCCCGAGGAGGAGAGGGCAATTGAGATCGCTTCAGCATGAGAACGAGCCTGCCGTTTCCGCACCCCGAGAGGCTGGCCGTTGACCAGGACTTTGGCGGCCATTTGACAGATCACGAGCTAACGCAACAACCGAGGGTGCACCCTGGTTCGCTCCCGGCTCGTTCTCATGCTGAAGTGAACGCCCGTCCGACAGGCTGGCCGGGGCTGCGATGCAGCCGGGGCGGGCTTTGTGCGAGAGAGCGACGGTCCGCATGCCGAAAATCGTAGCTTGGCGATTCCGTGATAGCTACCCCCGTGACGCTTTGGCGCGGTATCGCCTTTGGCGTAGCCGGTGCGCCTCGCGCCGATGGGTAAGGTCGGGCGGGATCGGCACGCCTCCCGGCGTACCGTCACAGCGTCCCTCAGCCAGACGCGCCAGATGCCAGTCAGGCAGGCAGTCACGACAGGGAGAGTCCGTCTTGCTCAGGGGACCGGAGTCCCAGAGGTCGTAATCGGCCGGAGCCATGCAGGCGGGGATGGTGCGGACGTGGGCGGTCATCTCAACAGCCGTTCAATCCAATCGAGGGCCTGCCCGCTGTCCACCTGGCCCGTGGTCACACGCAAAACGCGCCAGCCCAGACACATCGCCTCGGCGTCCCTCTCCCGGTCATCGGTGTAGGCCGCGCCTCGGTTGTGGCCTCCGGCGATGTATACGCCGCCATCGACTTCGACCAGGAGCATCTGAGCAGGCCACGCGAAGTCAGCCGCCCAACGTCGTGGAGGTGCAAAGCGAAACTGGCGCAGCGGCTCAGGCAAGCCGGCGGCTCGCAGGTGGAAAGCGAGAGCGGCTTCACCGTCGCTCATGGCAGCGCAGCCGTAAGGGCAGCGAGAGCGGCGCGGGCGGCGCACGGATCGCACATCTCGTTCGCCGACATGTCGGGCCATCGCTCGGGGCAATACTGATCGCCTTGGCGATACTCGCAACCATCCTGGGCCACACTCTCAACGACCCGTACGGCCGCTTCGAGGGCAGGGAGGGCGTTGACAGCGGCGACAATCAGAGCGGCGTCGGCGACATGCTGGCCTGCACGGTTAGAGACTTGCCCGGCGAACAGATGGCCTTCCGGGTAGTCCTTCCGCCCGCCCGCGATACCCACGGCGTCGATCGGCGACGGTTCCAATATCCAGTTGTCGTGAACGCCAGTTCCCTGCCGCCAAACTCCCGGTGTAGCGGCCCGTCGTCTCCATGAAATGCGGCGCGTGGGCCTCCCAAACTGCGTCCAGCGCCGCTTGAAGCGCGGCCGTCTGCGCGTCGGACTCTTGAAAGTCGCCGCACAGACGAAACGCTGCCATCTGGTCATGCGTCACGCTCGGAAGCGGTAGCGACGTAGATGTGCAGGACTGGCCCCTCGGGCTCCTGGGGAGCAAGGACCGACAGAAACGCAGCCGCGATCCGGTCATCACCGCGCAACACGGCCGTCAGGTAGTCCTCTTCCCAGCCGGTTCCCACCTTCGACTCGGGGACGTTGGGGAGGGCAGCTTTGAATCGAAGGACCGCCTCTGCCGCTCCCTTGGCGCGCTGCTGGGCGTCATGGGCGGCTCGGACTTCGGCTGCTTGCAGAACCCCCGAATGTTCCAGGAGAGCAAGGACCGGGCCATCGAGGTGGCCCCGTTCGATGGCGTCGGCCATGTCCTCTACCGCCTCACGCGCTACTCGGGCGTCACGCTCCGAGTCAACGACCGGCTCATACCAGTCCGAGCCGATGCGCGATCCCGTTGGGGGTGTGTATAGGTGGCAAGCCGTCCCGCAGGTCGGGCAGGTCGTAAGTTCAGACATTCGGGGCCTCCTCCGGGAACCTATAGGCGAGAGCCCGCCTGATCGTTTTGGTGCTTACGCCGTACTTGCGAGCAGCGGCGCTCAGCCCCCCTTGCTTACGACTGCCAGATTGGTTCGGGGTGACCGTCGCCTGTATCTCTCGCACCTGCTCCGACGTGAGCTTGAAGTACTGATGGTTGCCCCAGCGGCCCTTGCTAACGGAGTCCCGTGCGTTGTCCGACACCGTTCCAAGGAACAGGTGGGAGAGTTGGTAGCAGGGCGGGTTGTCACAGCGATGGCAGGCAAGTAGGCCGTCCGGGATTGGACCGTTGGCGGCCTCCCAGACCAGTCGGTGCAGGAGCGTCCCCCTGCCGACCATGCCGTAACCCCCGGTGCGACTTCCGGTCCAGACGAGGCAGGGCTTGTCGGTCCAGTTTGTCTTGGCGGCTTGGGAGAGGTCGGAGAGGACTGTTTCAAGGTCGCGCACAGCAGGACCGAGAACAGTCGAAACTGCGATGCCGTAACGGATCGCCGTCAGGGCGACGAGTACGTCCTCCGCTGCTCCGTGTACGACCGCGATAATGCCGTCCTTCTCAGCTAGAGCGGCGAGGGCTCTGGCGGCGTCACAGGGCCACGGGCGGCCACATTCATAACAGTGGACATTGATTTCGGCGTATGGCCGGTGCCGTTCCAGGTCCCGGCGTAGGTCACTGTCCATTGGGACGTCCTTCCAGGGCTGCGAGTCGGGTGTACTTCTCGCCCGTCGTATGGCCGTCCCACTTGCCCGCGTTCTTGGCGGTGTGATCCAGCCAGTCGGGCATGATCTCCTGCGCCTCCTCGGCCTTCATGTGCCAGGAGAGTTGGCCTTCGTCTGTTTCGAGGTAGACGATCACAAACCCCTCGGCGTCGGGCGCGTCGGCCCACCATGCAATCCCGAGAGGGAAGCCACGGAACAGGTGGGCGACCAATAGGTTTCGCTCGGTGTAGGCGTTATCGACCTCGGCTCGCAGCTTCTCGTTCTGGGCGGTGAGGTCGTCGCTTGCAACCAGCAACGCACCGAGGGTGTCGTTGGTGACTTGGAGGCGGGCGGTGAGGGAGGCGACGGCCTCGGCACGGCCTTCGAGCAGATCGACCACCATCGAAGCGAGGGTGTCCCAGCGGAGCGGACGCAACATCGCCTCATGCTTCGGACACAGGACGATCGGCCCGTCCTCATGGGAGTCGTCCTCCCGGTCACACATGCATTCGGTTGTGGGTGTCACATCATCGGGCATCGGGGTCCTCCTTCGGTACATCGGGTTCGGAGAGTGGCTCGGGGTAGGTTGCCCGCCATATCCCGGACGGGCTCGGGGAATGAGGGTTACTCCTTCGGGTAGTTGTCTTGGCCGCGGTGAATGTCCGCGACCATCCCGTGAGCCAGCGCCCATAGGTGCTTGATGTTGTCCTGGCTGGGGTCCTCGGCCTTGAGAACCCGGAAGGCGGCCACTACTTCAGCGGCGCGCTCGGATGCCTTTGCCGTTTGATCGGGGGCTTCCTTGGTGGTCACGATTTCTCCTTTACTAAACTGTCCGGTGTGCCGGACTCATTGGGGTTACGCAGCAGGGCGAGAACGTCCTCACGCATGACGGCATCGACGCCGGGATAGGTGGCGGCGGACCGAACATACGGGTGGCCCACCGCGATTAGGCGGCGCAGCCTGTCTCGCTCTGCCTCAACCGCCTCAGCGGTTGCCTCCGCCTCGATGGCGCGGATTTCGCGGGTGACGCCGCACTCGCAGGCGGGCCAAACGAAACCGGACTTCGGTCCTTGGGCAAAAGGGCAAGCCGAAAAGTGGACGCTGAGGCGTCGGCTCATCGCATCACCAGTCCTGGTTGTGGGTGTCTCAGACATTGGCTTGCTCCTCTTCGGGTTCGGACTGGCGCTGCTCGCAACCGAGTCGGTCCTTGCAGCGGTAGCCGGTGAAGTAGCGATAGCCCTCGCCCTGTGGCATCTCGATCGCGGATAGGCGCAGGTCGGTTTCAGCGCCACAGAACGCGCATTCGTAGGCCGGGAGTTCGGGCTCGGGGGAGTGGGCGATGCCGCTCATGCCGTCTCCAATCCCAGGACGCCTTGCGAGCAGCGAGTGGCGGCTATCTCGCTAGATGTGCGTCCAAGCCTTTCGGCGGCGCACCAGAGAGACGAGAGACGGGCTGACGCCATAGCGGGCAGCAAGCGCAAGGCCGGACTGGTCCGAGGTTCGGATATCGCGGACGGCCGCATCGGTGAGTTTCGCCTCGCCGTGTCGTTCGCCTCGGAGGAACGGAACCCGCTCACGGCCCTTGGCTGCCATGTCCCGGCTGTTCTCTGACTTCGTGCCGACCCACAGGTGATCCGGCCGGACGCACGCCCGGTTGTCGCAGTGGTGGAGCACGGCCAGTCCGGCAGGTACCGGACCGAAGTGGATGAGCCACGAATAGCGGTGGGTCGAATAGGCCCGACCGTCGTAGAAGGAGCCGTATCCGGTGTCGCTGCGAGCGCCCTGCCATTCCCAGCAGCCGCCCTCATGACGGGTCACCTTCGACCAAAAGCGTTCCCTGGGAGTAGTCCATCTTGGCATGATCTGATTTTACCATTCCGTCCTCAATGTTGCCAAGGAGTAGAACCTCTTGGCGGCACCGGTTGGCGGCAATTTCCGCGTACCGTTCCTCGATCTCGATGCCGATGGCACGGCGACCGAGGGACTTCGCGGCGACGAGGGTCGAGCCGGAGCCCGCGAACGGATCGAACACGACGCCGAGCGGGCAGCGGTCCACGAGCGGAACCATCACGTCCAGCGGCTTGGCGTGCGGGTGGCCGATGTCTTGGATGCCGCCGCGGGAATTGAGGGCAACGGCAGAGCGAAGCACGCCGGACCATGCCGCATTGCGGACGGGCCAGCGGCCAGTCAAGAACACCATCTCCCAATCGTTCCGGTAGCCCGTGGTGGAACCGACTATCCCGGTGTCGAGCGTCTTCTGAAAGACGAGGGCCTGATAGGTCCGGGCGGGTTTCTCTGAGCGCCACGTCCCGAATACCACCGCGGGCCGGTCGCCCCACCAATCGAGTACGCCATCGCGCATCGAAGTGTCGGTGTCGCCCACGATCCCGGGGTGCAGCCGCGACCCTCGCATCTTGCCCTTGCGGCCCTTGCCGTGGAGTCCCCAGCCGATCCCATACGGCGGGTCCGTCACGATCACGTCGGCCTCGATCGAGGCCAGCATCTCCCGACAGTCGCCGTGGTAGATCGTCACGAGGTCGTCGGAGTAGTACGGCTTCATGCGTCACCCCGGACAGGTAGTGGGTCATTTGGGTGCGTGGCGTTCCATGCTGCCGTGCGCTCTTCGAGACTCGTCAAGACCTTGGCATCGATCGATGGGTTGCCCTCCCGCAGTTGTCTCGGCCCTTGGCCGTTCTTTCGTCGTGATCTATCACGAGCCCCCTTTGGGGGTAAGGGGGAATCCTTCGGACGGACGGACGGACGGACGGACGGTATCGCCCCGGTATCCGCGTGGTTACCGCGCGGTGGCAACGCTGTAGAGCCGCTGTTATTCACGCTCTCCGCGAGGCGCTTCTCATTGGCTCGACGCCATCGCTCACGGGTCGCCTTGCGTCTTTTCTGTGCCGGTGTGAACCATCCGATCCAGGTTTTTGAGGGGATGAGGCCCTTTGAGTCGAGCAATTCAGCGGCCTCCATCGACGCGATTACGGCCGCGTCGAATGGGAGGATGACGGGCCAGGAGTCAACGATGGGGACGCGGCGTCCGGCCTTCCAGGACTCCCCCAGGATCGCAACGTAGGCCAGGAAGCCGGCCAGGACGTGCTCTGGGTTCTGCCGGTGCAGGCGTCGGAACTTCGGGTCGTTGACGATATCCGTGGACACGTCCATGACCGCGAAACCATCATCTCGGCTCACGAGACGGACTCCGAAGGCTGCCAAAGACTAACTTGGCGCGCCTCGATGCGGCTCCAGATGAGCGGCCGATATGGGCTGTCCTCTGGGCCTTTGGCGAGTTCCGCCCACTTCTCGCCCCACGTCTTGCCGCCACAGCCGCACTGCCAATCGTCGCAGCAGACGTAGGCATCGGTCTTCATTCCGGGGTAGGCGTCTTCGTATCGGCCCTGAACGAACGCCAAGCAACGTTCAGCTTTGGCGCGACTGTTGCCGCAGTTCCTGGCTCGCGGCGCGGCCTGATCCTCTCGGAGCCAGGCCACTCGAAACATCGTTCTCATCTGGAGCTACTACCTCCGCTAGACGCGACGACGCCCGCACTTCGGGTAGTAGCCGAAACACGGGCGTCGTTCGCAATTCTAGCCGACTCGCTGCTACTACCAGCCAATGAATCGTAGCTGGTACCGAGCGTCGGCGCAAGGGTAAACCGGCCTTTTGTTCGGGGTACGTGCCGCAAGTAAGCCACGACGAACTGGCGCTGCTCTACCCAAACGATCCGTCGATGGCAGATGTCACACGTCTCGTTGTTGGGATTGATCGAGAGGCGTGGGCGATGGGGCTTCATGCCGTCCACAACCCCTCGGCTGGCACGTCAGCCACCGGCTCATCCTCGCGGTCCCACCGCGCCGTCGCTCGTTGGAGCATCTGCCCGCAGTAGTCCGGTGAGAGGTCGATCAGAACCGACTTGCGACCGAGCGTGCGGCTGACCTGGCCCACGGTTCCACTGCCTCCGAAGGGGTCCAGGACGGTGCAGGGGATGGGTTCGGCGTCGTGCTTGCAGGTAGGACGCCAGCCGGTCGTTTCCTTCGGGTGGGCGTTGAGCCACGCCTGGTAGCGCCCGCCCAGGTTGCGATGCGTGCCGGGGCCATCGGGCAGGGCGCCAGACTCAGCGATGGCGAGTGGCGCGAACTCCGGCCCCGTGCCATCTCGGTCGGCGATCCGCTCCCACGGAGCGCCGCACTCCGGGCAGCAGCCGCGCTCCGACGTACCGGCCAGGATCATCGGCTCAATCAGTTTCGGCGGGAACGTGGCGAAGTGGGCGTCGGGGTAGGGTGCGGTGGCTATGCGCCAGACCGATCTCTTGTTGCGGCCGACCACGGGCGTCGTGTCAGTGCGGTCGCTTCGATGTTGGGCGGCGGACTGCCCAGGCAGGACGTGGCCAGCCACCGCGCCATCTCGGGCGAACGTGTCGCGTCGCGTCCGGCCGTAGCGCCCACCCTCCGAGTGCTGGCCGCGCTCATTCCACGCAGTCCCGCCGATCACGTCATCACGAACTCGGCCAACCTGCGACGGAGCCACGTCCTCCCGCACCGCCTCCGCGTCGTAGAAGTACCGCGCGCTCCGCGTCAGCAGGTACACCATCTCGTGAGCGGGCGTCGTGCGATCCGTGACGGAGGACGGCATCGGGTTAGGCTTGGCCCACACGATCTCATCGCGTAAGAACCAGCCGTCAGCCTGCAACGCCAGAGCGACGCGGGCCGGGACCATCATGCGGTCCTTGGGTTTGAGGCCGGGAGGCGGCCTGCGTAGATCGCCGGGAGCATCGCCGCGGCCGACCGCGCCATCCGTTGACCCGTAGGCCCGAGCGCCGCCTGCCGTGGCATACGAGTCTCCGAGGTTCAGCCAGACCGTGCCGTCCTTCCGCAGCACGCGCCGGACCGCCTGAAAGACCTCGGTCATGTGCGCGACGTACAGCCCGACCGTGGGCTCCAGCCCCAGGACGCCGAGCCATGCGCCGCAGGGGCAGAAGCCGGTTGTGAAGGTTCCAAAGACCCGCTCGTCATCCGGGTCTGTCCCGGCGTTGTGGAAGCGGTTGTGCCCGTTGCCGCCCTCGAGGTGCTGCCAGCGGGCATTGTTGGTCTGTTCGGTCTTGCGGGCTGCCGTCGCCCACTCGTGCTCGTGCGCCTCGCCGCCCCATACGCTCGGCTCGATGCCGTAGTCCCGGAGGCCGAAGTAGGGCGGGCTCGTCACGACACTCTGGACGGACTCGGGCTCCATCGCGGCCATGACGGCGCGGCAGTCACCCGCCATGACGGTCAACATTCGGTCGGAGTAGTACGGCTTCATGCCGCCCTCCGAGTGCGCTGACGTTCGCGCTCCTTGAACCGGACGGTCCGCAGGTTGGCCGCGCGGTACTTCGACTGCGCAGCCTTACGGCGAACCCTGGCGTCAAGACTCGCGAAGTGACGGCGCGCGTTGGCGTTGTGGCAGGCCCGGCAACGTGCGAATGACAGCCGGCGCTGCCTGTCAGGGGCGGAGCGGGGCCAGAACTCAGCCGTGGCCGGCCAGAAGTCCGCACAGGCGTCGCACATGACCTCGATGCCGTCCGGGGTTTCGCGGATGCCGTGACGGGCGATGGGGCTCATGGCGGGTACTCGCGGATGTTGAACTCGTCCGGCAACGGTCCGCCGGGTCGTAGCCCGCCCATCTGCTTGACGAACACAGCCGTACCGGCCGCTCGTGCCGCCGCGATCAGGTCGCGCGCCCATTGCGGGTCCATTGGGCGCGCGTGAGGGCCGGACTCGCCGCCGATGATGAGCCAGTCGATGCCGGTCAGGTCAAGGTTCCGGTACCGTTCTCGGGGGTCGCCTACCAGCGGCCCGAGTAGGGGTTCGGCACTGACGAAGCGCACGGCGGCCGGAGTCTGGCGCAGGATGTCGGCGCGTTCGATGAAGCGGGCATCCTCGATTGACACGCCGAGCCAGAGGTTCGGCAGCGGCCACCGGTCATAGTTCTTTCGCCAGACCACATCCCAATCCAGGCCGTTGTCGTCTGCGAAGGGCAGGGCCATCCGGCCAACCTTCACTTCCGCATCCACGCGGGTCAGGTGGGTCAAGGCCCGGTCTGGTCGCTTGGTGAGAACTTGGAATGTATGGCGCCTTGCCAGCGCCATGACCGCCCACACCTGAGCGATGAAGGGGTCGTCCACCTGCTCATGGAACAGGTCGGCCATCGAGCAGACGAACACCCGGCGCGGCTTGCGCCAGTGCAGCGGCTCGTCCAGACGTTCGGGATGCAGCGTGACCTCGAAGGAGCGGCCGAACCTCTTGGACAGCGCCTCCGCGTAGCAATGGGCGCAGCCGGGACTCACCTTGGAGCAGCCCGTCACCGGGTTCCATGTCGCGTCAGTCCAGGCGATGCCGGTCTTGTCGCTCATGGCTCAACCGCGTGGGTTTCGAGCCAGGCGTCAAAGTCGGCCTGGTCGGCATCGGTCAGCCCCCAGCGTCCCGACAGCCCCACTGAGGCACGCCACTCGGCGAGCTTGGATGGCAGCCACGTCATGTAGCCCGTATTTGGCCCGCCTGGGTAGCGCATAGTGTCGTATGCCCGCATCTCTTCCGGGGTTCGGCCGTGGGCACGGCAGTAGGCGGCGTAGCGGGGGTTCATGCCGTCCTCCGCAGATCGGCCAATGCCCGCGTTAGGTCCATCGAGGCACGCCTGAGGGCGGCTGTCGCGGGCGAGCCGAGGAACACCATTCGATCCGCTTGGGCGGCCTTCTCAACGGCATTGGCGGCAGCGAGGAACCGCTTAGCCTCTTGCCGCGCCTTGGCGATGGTTTCAATGTTCATGCCGTCGCCTCGACGTACTCAAAGGCGATTCGGTTGACCCACTCGCCCACGTCGCAGCGATTGGCACGGCAGAACATCGCCATGAAACCGGCCGTCGTCAGTTCGGGGAAACCTTCTCGGACTGGGTCCTCACGACGGATGGCGATGAGCCGTTCCCGCCGCACGCTCACCACCCGGATCAGGCAGATCGGCTTGACGTGCTCGCCTTTTCGTAGCCCCTGCGCCTTCTCAACGGCTTGCAGGATCGTGCCGGGCTTGAGGTTCCACCAACCCAGGCGGCGGGTGACGGTTTTGGAGTGGTCTCGGACGGCCTCGGTGGCCATGCTGAAAGACATATTTCTCATATCAGCCGCCTCGCCATGCACTTTTCTGCCAGTTCCCAAGTGGTAATCGGGATTGCCCCGAGAGTGATCGCCCGCTCTCGCTTGGAGTCCATGACATCGAAGTGGAATTGGTAGGTGCCGGGGTGCTGTAGCCACTCGGGCCGCATCCCGATCTTCGCTCCGAAGTCGCGCAACTCGGCCTCGGTGTCGGCGGTCAGGTGCGACCAGCGCCCACGGAGCCGCCCCACTGTCGCCTGGAGATGCATGTCATCGACGTAGACGCTCACAGGTGATCCTCTTCCCACACCTTGGCGTCCACCGTCAGGCCCGCCGCGAGTTGCGCGATGCAGTGCCGGCAGAAACCCAGGTCGCGGTCGGTGCGCGTCTCTCGCCAGTTGGTGATGATCGCGAGTGTCACCGTGCCATGCGCTACGCCGCCACAGGCCGCACAGACAGCCCTGGGCCGCAGTGGGGGCATCACGTCGAAGACGGGGCGGGTCATGCTCGGCTCCTGAGAGCCACGCCCAGAGCCAGGACGGCAGCGAGCATGGTGGGGCCTGTCGCTCCGGTCATCCGGTTGTTGCGGTCGTGCATCGGCTCGGCCCATGCCATGTATCGCCCGTGCGACATTCTCTCGACGGTGAGCGTCCAGCCCTCCGGCAGCGGCAACTCGTCAATGGCTACCGGTAGGCGGGCGGCGGCGATGATGTCTACGCCGAGACACGGCCACTCTTTGTCGCAACGGCGGCAGAACCCAGGAGCGTCGCCGACGTTGGGGGAATAGCCGGAGACGTGTTCGTGGCGCTCGGCCTCCCGGTCCAGATCGGCCGTGGTTAGCCCGCTCATCGGTCAGTCGTCAAGCAGATCGGATGGGCGGCGACATGTCGGTAGGTCTTGCGGACGCCAATGCGAGGCCCTGACTCGATCTTTTCCAGGGTCACGAAGGCTAGGCCGCCACGGCGCAGACACTTGGCGCAGGATGGCCCGAAGTCTTCATCGATTACCACGTCGGTTGCGATTGGGCGGCTCATTCGACCATGCCGAGCTTCACAGCCAGGGCGTACCGCTTGGCTTCATCGAACCGGGACCAGGCCACGACGGGGGACACCTCAAGGCAGGCGGCGGTGAAGTCGGGACCGAACGAGATGCCCTTCTCACCTTTGAGGATCATGAAGTCAGAAAGCGTCATTACCTGTTCGGCTACCCGTGCCGCGCGATGCTCTACGACTCGCTCGGCTGCCTGGGACGCGACGGTGGGCGGTCGCAGGACTGCGGTGTTGGTGGCTACCACTCCGGCGAGGGAGTCCAGTTCGGCGTCGCTGATCTCTGGCGGCTCGTTTGTTGGGGCGGCTTTAGCCACCGCCCCCTGGGATCCACTAGCGGACCGGGCATCGCTCGCTACACCGTCTCGGGAGGCGCGGGCGGTTTGATTGGGAGCGACCGCTGGACGGGGCGCGGGCTTGGCCGGTTGCGCCTTGGACTCGATCTCGTGCTGCGACGCAATCGACACGTCGATCAGGATGCCGAGTGAACCGATGGCGCGGCCCCATGCGCTCGTCTCCGCGTTCTCCAATTCGGAGCCACGGGTGAAGTTCGTACTGCCCGGCAGTTCGAGCCAACTCCACCCGACGCCCGGTAGCGGATCATCAACGGTCCGATACGCCTTGGCTTCGACCCAGACGCGCGGCTTGCCGTCCGGCTCGGAGGTAGCGCGAACGTCGGTAGTGACCAACCGCCCCCCGCCGAAGAGTTCGTAGAACTTGGCGATCCGGTCCTTGACCTGGACGTAGCCGCCAAGGTCGATACCTTTGTCACTCATCAAAGCCTCCCGGTAGCCAAGTCCACGACTGGCCCCGCTTGATACGCCCAACGGTGGATTTGCCAACGCCGTACGCGCTTTCTATGAAGCGGCGCGGTCGTGAGTCGCGGCGAATGGCCTGAACTTCGGCGGCTGTTAGGCGAGCGGCCGGGTTTCTTTCGCCGACCATGCGCGGCGGCGGGCAGTCGCGGCCCTTAGCGTGGGCATCCGCCCAGTTGTCCGCCCGTGTGCCGAGAAACAGGTGGTCCGGGCGTACGCATGGCGGGTTGTCGCAGCGATGCAATACGCATAGCCCCTCAGGGATCGGGCCAACGGCCATCTGCCACGCGAAGCGATGGGCCTGCATCGGCCTATCTGGGGTCACGCCAAACGCGCCATAACCCCGCTGGTTGCGCCATCCCGTCCACAGCCAGCAGCCATCGGACTTCTGCACATGCCGATCAAAGCGCCACTCGGGGGTGCCGTGAAAGCCGCCCATCTATTCCTCCCCGCCCGGCAGTGGCTCGACGACCGCCATCTGGCAGCGGCCCCCCAGCGCGGGGGAATATTCGCAAGTCCTACAGCGTTTGCCGTTCACAGCAGAACCTGGGAATGAGTAGTTCTCGGGCGGTAGGCCACGCTCGGCGCGTTTGCGGTTGAGCAGGTCGTCGGTGTTGTTGGCGCGGACGAAGCCGCCCCACCGTGCCCGCGTCCACTCGCGGAACTCGTCATTGAACTCGGCGGAGATGTACTGCCAACCGGGCGTGCGTAGCCGCCGGACATAGCACAAGTACCCGACTCGGGAGATGGATTTCCCCGTCTCCTCTTCGACCATGAGCCCATACGTCCCGAGCTCTACGGTGCGCGCGGTTTCCTTCGCGCGGGTGGACGTTTTCACGTCGTCCACTTCGACGGGCAGGATGATGTCCGGGTGGCCGTCTATCTCGCCGATGCCATCGACCGTGACGTGGACGTGAGCCTGTAGGCGGGCGTAGGACCAATCGAACTGAGTAGCCAGCGGCGGCTCTTTGCGTCCCGCCTCGCCGTTCAGGAAGCCTTCTAACGCCACCTGGACCTCGGCCATATCAATCTCTACACCGTTGCGCGCCCGGCCTTCTTCGGCCGCCAGCATCGCGTGGAGTAGGTCCGGCTCCTGACCGGAGCGCAGATACCCGATGATGTTCTCGACGCCCGCGTCAACCGCCGAGCCGAACGTGGTGGCGGGGCTCGGGACGAACGGCCGGCGCTCCCACTTGGCGAACCAGGACGCCTGTTGGCACCACTCGAAAGACACGAAGGCGCTCTTGCTCAGACCTTGGCGCTGGCTCAGATCCTCGCGGACTGCGATGGCGGTCATAGCGCGCCTTCCATTTCCTCTTCGGTCAGAGTCGGGCGCATCTCGCCGCACTCGCACCACTCCATCGCGTCGTGAATTGACCACTGCCAGACATGGACGTGCTCGTGCTGCGCCAACGCCGCGAGGTAGTCGCGTTCCGCAACTCGTTCGTCGTGGGAGGGCGGCTTGTCATTTCCCCACCAACACATCGCAACCAGATGGGCGGCGTCTGACTTCGCCCGCTTGCCCAGAACCGGCCCGTCAAGGTGGACGTGATCGAGCGTCAGCTTGTCGAGTTCGGTTGGGAAGTGAACGACCCCGAACCGGTCCCGGCAGCAATGCGCGGACCCGTGCATCCGGTCCAGGAAACAGCGGCCATCGCGCGCCAGGACGAACCGGCGCGTCTCGGGGCTCACCTGATCCTCTGGCTTACGACGCCACGGCTTGCGGCGGAAGTCGCGCAACTTCTCTGGGCGTGGGGCTCTGTGGGTACCAGGCAGGACGGCGCGGCTGGCTGTCATCGGGGCAACTGCTTCCCGTCGCGGGTGACGAGGAACACCAAGGCGCTGGCGCTGATCGTTCCGATCATCAAGGCCCAGACGGAACAGCCCATCCAAGCGCAGACAGCAGTGGTTAGGCCGCTGCACAGCCAGCAGGTGGCTGCATACGATCTGCGGGTCATCATCGCTGGCCGTCCAGGAAGTAGCGCGCCATCTCGCCTGCCTTGCGGGGTCCGGTCCGAATGGCATAGCCCGCCTGTTTGAGATTCCAAATTCGAGCAGCCGGCCGAGCGATACCCGCCCGGTACACCACGTCGTGAGCGGAGACGCCCTCAGAGCCCGCCTCGCGCAACATCCTGAGCAATGCGGCGGACTGCGTGGGTCGCGCGTCTGGGGCCGTTACGTTGGCGCTCATCGTGAGCCCGGCTTATCAGCGTCGGGCAGCAGGCGTCTTGGCTCGGCTTCGTGCCAGTGCGAGTCCGGGTCCGCGCACCGGCAGGGCGCGAGGTTTCCGTCGCTCGGCGCGGCATGCTCTTTGGGCTGCGCGTGACGAGCGCGGACCGTATCAACCGCATCCATGAGCGCGGCAGCGTCACGCCATGCTGTCTCGTCGGGGTGCTGAGCGCAGTCGCCAAGGATCAGGTTGATGAGGTATTCGGCACCATGAAGCCTCATCGTGAACACGATGTCATCCTGCGGCGTGACCTCCACAGAACCCTCAAGGGGTTGCTTCAGCGTCTTCATGCGTCCACTCGCAGACTCGCCCGGATCCGCTCCGCCTCAGCCCGATAGCGTTCCGCGATGTCAGGCGGTACGTCCGGCTTAGACGCGAGACGGTCCAGGCCGCGGGCCATGTCGAACTTCAGGGAGCGGGGGAGGTTGGTTCTTTCGACGGCAATGAGGAGCGCGAGTGCGATGGTCATGACGCCACGGCCTTCGGAGCTACGGTGACGCCGCAGTTTGCGCAGTACGCCTCGCCGTCTTCGGTGTACGTCTCCCATGTCCGGTGACACTGGTCGCACACGGTTTCGATGACGCGCTCGACCGTGATCGAGATGTTGTCCTGGCTTCGATGGTCCCGGATGAACTCCTCCAGTTCGCGCGCCCACAGGTCGAGACTCTTGCCGTACGCCTCCATCGTCTGGTAGGCGCGCATCGGCACCCGCCCGTCCAGAACGATCCGCAGGTCCGTGACGACCTTCACGGGTTTGGCGAGTTTCGCCACGGCAACATCAGTCATGCCGACTCCTCTTCGTGGCGCTTGATCCACGCGGCGACCTTCTCAGGGGAGCCCCAACAGTTGCCGGGTGCCTCCCATTTGAGCCAGATAGCCCAGTCTTGGATGCGCGCGGCGTTGATCGGATCGGCGCGTTCCAAGGCCCCAACCAAGTCGTTGCTCAGCACCGCGACCATAAAGTCGCCCGGCTTTGTGCCGTCTTCGACGTAACGCCTCGCGCCGTCTTGCATGTGTTCGGGCAAGTCGCTGTAGTTCACTTCGACGGTCATGACGACGGACTCCCTTTCGACGGCTAGTTGGCTGGTCCCAACATCAGCAGGACCACAGCGACACACATGGCGACTAGACCGAGGGCGCCCAGGAAGTCGCCCAACGCGATCACGGGGGGCTCGGTGCGACGGTGGGCCTGTCTCATCGGACGGCTCGCCAGCGCAACAGGACGAAGGCCACGTTGAGCCCGATCCAGATGACGAAGGCCAGGACGAAGGGGTTCACAGTTCGGCCTTCTGACGGAGCGCATACAGCGCGGCCATGTGCCGCGACGGTGCGGCCCTGTGCTGGTCCGTGGCGACGGTGCGGGCGAATACCACGCAATGGCCCCAGCCATGCCCTGTGAGCCGTGTAGGGCGGCCACAGTGGATGCAGAGAGGGGTGCCCGCCGTCACCGGGAGAGAAGCAACGGCGGGCGAGGAAAGAGATCGGCCGTTCATGCGGCCGCCGCCTTCTGGCGCTTTTGGTATTCGGCGTTGCGACGTCGGGTGCAAGTTCGACACGCACGCCAACCGCACCGCATGTATGTGTTGGTTTCGTCGAAGGGATGCCCATGGCCGCAGTGGGTCTTACGGGAGTTGGAGGCCGCGAAACTGACCCCCCGTAGCCCGTTCTCGCGGTTGGTTACTGGCTCCAGATGGGCCGGGTTGACACAGGCTCGATTGCGGCAGAGATGATCGAGCTGTAGGCCGTCCGGGATTTGTCCGACCAGCAATTTGTAGACCGCCCGGTGAGCCTGCCCGCCGTCATATCTGCCGTATCCGTCCTTGCCCATGGACCCCTTCCAGGGCCAGCAGCCCGGGCCTTGAACGACGTATGAGTCGAACGATGCTCGCGACAAAACCCGGTCATGCGCCTTCCACCAAGCGGCCTTTCGACACGTATCGCCGCAGAATCTGGCGGTTCGTTGCATCCCCACCCAGAGCACGTCTCCACAGTTCTGGCATCTCGGCCGCGTCATTGAGGTCATGCGGCCCTCCGGAAGTACCGCGTCGTGTGGCAGGCATCGCAGCGGCCTTGGCCCATGCCACCCAGGACGGGGCGCACGGTCAGGATGGCCGCGGATCCGCAATCGAGACAGCGCCACGTCAGACACTCAGGAGCGGAGCGAAGCCTGTAGGTTGCGAGCGCTCCGGCATCTTCCGTGTCGATGTCCATACCGTCGGCGCGAAGGTCGCAGATGATGGCGGCGAGGCGCGTAATCGAGCACTTCAGCCCATCGTCATAGGCCAGCTGGTAGAGTACTTCGTAGGTGTCGATGCGGCCCTCATCACGAAGCACGCGGGATACGAACGCCCGCTGTGACTCGCCGAGATGGCGCCTCATGACGCCACTTCCGCGAACATCGGGACCTGTGTCCGCGCTTCGCTCTCGGGCGGCGCTTCGTAGCCCCACACGTCCCAACCGACACGGCGGCGGCGCGCGAACATCTCCAGGCGCGGTTCAGGGCTGACCTGTTCAACGATTTCGTAGAATCGGGGAGGCTTCTCCGAGTGCCGTCCGCGGTGAGCGGCAATCAGCGTCGAGAGGCGGCGAGCCGGTGCAATGGGCGCGGATCCGCGGACGCCGAATAGCACGTGTTCGGTCTGGCCCCGGAAGTACTGACCGAGCCCGATGCTCTGCTTGGCCCACGTCAGCGTCGTGATGTAACGGAACCCGAGTCGTGCCAGCAGTTCGAGTCCGGCGGGCAGGTGCGTGTTCGTCGCCCACAGGTACAAGTGGCAGTCGGGATCGGGGCGCCACGGATCCGCGGCGAGGATTACGTCCGCGATCTCGGACGTATCGAGCAGGTCGTAGTGCTCTTGGGCTCCACGTCCTCCGCCGCCACGCTCCGGCCAGGGCGGGTCGATCACGATGGTCCGATAGGTGGTCATGCTGAGCGGCTTAGGTCCGCGAGCGCCCGCCGGAAGGCATCTGCTTCTTCCTGGCTCACTAACCCATCGGCGGGGTGGTAGTGCTCGTAATAGGTCGGGCGCGAGATGCCGAGATGCTTGGCGAGGGCCTTGATTGCGACAGGCCGCCGCACGCGCTGGGAGGTCGGGGAGACCGTCGTCAGCCGCTCCAGCTCGAGGGCATCGGCCGAGACGCCTGGCGGTGGGGGAGTCGGGGCCGCGGCAGTGCGCGCCCGCTCCAGCCGTAGGTTTCGTTCGTTGCTCATGGCGGGAGAATAGAGCGGGGGACAGATACTTGTCAAGCGCTATTTGTGGGTGTACCGTGGCAGCCAGCGAAGGCGCGGGACGCTCCACTTTCCGCGCGAAACCTTAGAGGTGAGGACGTGGCTCAAGTTCCGGTAGTGTCTCAGTGTCCAGCTTGTGGCGGCATGGTGGCCTCGACAGCAGCGGCCTGTCCGCACTGCGGCTATCGGGCGGGTGGCTCCATCGGGGCAACGCAGACGTTCCACCCGCTTCGGGCGATCGGCTACGTCTGCGCGACGATCCTCTTCTTCGTGGTCTTGTTCAATGTCTGGCAGAGCATCGCAGGGTGAGCCCTAGCCGTGCCTACCCATCCCTGGCCTGAAGTACCACCCGATTGATGTTGCAAGCCAGGCGCGGAGGGGTAGGATGATTCGCAACGAGGAACCATCGAAGCTCGGGGGAACCGTCATGCGCAAGGTCATCGCAACAGTAGCCGCCATCGCTCTAATCGCCGCCAGTCTCGCGGGTTGTGTCCGCGCCGAATCGAGCGCGAGTCCTGATAATCTCGCGGCCGTGGCCGCCGGGGATACCGTGACGATGCAGCCCACGGACATGCCGACGCTGGCTCCGACCGCGACGGAGACGCCGACCCCGACCGCCATTCCGACCGTGCGGCCCACGGTGCGGCCTACTGTTCAGTCCGTGCCGACCGTCGCGCCTGCGATGCCAGTGGCGCCTCAGACCGCCGAGGCTACCGCGGTTGTCTCCGCGCCGCCGCAGCCCGTCAATGTCAACCCGACGCTGGAGCCGGGCGCGACGCTGACTCCCCGGCCGCTGCCTACCGGCAGGTTAGGATGGTGGAGCGGGACTGGACCGGCCGTTGTACAGGTGACCGGGGACGCCTGGACTGAGGCCCGGATGAGCTGGGCCTGTGCGGTGCCAGGCGTCTTCGAAATGCAGCCGTTGATAAGCACCAACAGTCAAAGCGGCGGCAGCGACATAATGCTCATCAATCCGGGCCAGCCGACCATCGGCCCCGTGACGATAACCGGGGACGCTAGCTGCGCGTGGGTTTTGTCTATCTCCTAGCCCGGCCGTGGGAGGTCATTGGCGCGGGGCTGGGCCGACGTGCTTGTCGATGTTGAGCGGCCGATCTGGGCCGCCCACGATGTCACGAATGTCAGCCGGTGCGCCCCTGGCCTTGGCGATGCGGTCAGCAATGGCCGACTCGATAGCCGCTCGCTCGCGCCGATGGCCGCTCTCCTTGTGAACTAGGGCCTCGATCCGCTTCTTACCGGCCTTGCCCGCCAGTTCGACGCGGAACTCGGCAGCGCGCGAACCTAGCCACTCGGGCCAAACCTTCGAGCCCTTGACGGGGCTGGGGGAGCCGTCGGCGGAGCTTATCGTCCAACTGCCATGCCCGATCCTCCAGGGCTCGGGATCATTGGGGTCCGGCGCATGAGGCCGCCCGTTGGCTTCATCGTCCGCGAAGTCCTCCAACCCGAGGCACTCTCCTGTGTCCGGGTGGTATTTCACGAGCTGAGTGAGACCGCCCAGCACGTTTCCATCGGCGTCATAGGCAAGCAACATCAGATCACCGACTCCTTGAAGATGAAGAAGTCCACCCGCCAGGCCAAGGCAGATCGGTTGTAGCCGCTGGACCATGCCGCCTGCACCCTGGTCTGGTTGGTGGAGACAATGGTCGTGTGGAGCACAATCTGGTCGGCAACCGACATCGGCGTGCCGCCCACGATCGCCGTCATTAAGAGATATGGCAGTTGCCCGTACGCGAAGCCGCAGTAGCCTTGGTGGGCGGGCGCTGCGGTTAGACCGTTCGGGTAATCCGTCTGGAGCGTCATGGTGGTGGCGTTGGGGCCAGACGCCGAACTCAGGAATGATTTGGTAGCCACCTTCAGCATGTTGCTCTGGCCATCGATGATGACGACCGAACTTCCGTTGGTGACGGTCAACGCGCCGTTGGTGATCGCGACGCCCGTCGAGTCGATCTTGACCTCGGCCGTGGTGTTTAGGACCTGCTGCACGACGCCGCCCGAAACGGTCGTGGTGCCTGCGGCGTTCTTGACGCTCAACTTGCCGCCCGTGATCGTCTCGCCGGTTGAGTCAATGGTGACCGTGCCGCCGATGTTGGCGACGTTGGCGACCACGACGGTAGCGGCCAGAGCCGCGGTTGAGATGGAGCCCGCGATGATGTGCGAGCCGTCAACGTTGATGACCCAAGCCGTACCCGACGAGATGTAGAGCATGCGGTCCGTGGTCAGGACGATGGGGAAGCCATTGGGGAACGCGGCATCCGGCAGGGTCGGGAGGCTGTTGACGATGGGGATCTTCGTCAGTCCATTCGCGAAGTCGAGCGCGATCTGATTCGCGAGGCTGCCATCGATCTGCGCCTGGACGGGAACGGCCTTTTGGGCGAGCTTTGCCATAGTGCCGCCGAGCGTCGCCGGGCGGTCGCCGATCGCCACATCGAAGCTCACGTAGCTGTCGGCCATAGTCTCGCCCGCCTGGATCAGACGAGTTGTCACCGAGACGATTGCGAACGGCGCAGCGGACAGGCCATCGTCCGCGCTGGTGATGTTGATCCACATCCCGCCGCGCAGCCCCGGCTGCCAGCAGGTAAAGGAGCCGGGGTGCTTCTTTGCGTTGGCCGTCAGGAATGCCGCGCCGTAGGAGTCGAGGGTCGCCTGGACGGTGATCCGGTCGTCTCGCTCACACGCCTCGCGCCGCCCGTTGTCGCCACAGGCTGCGGCAGTCGCGGCAATCGAAGCCGGGTCGGTGTACCACGTCGGGACCGCGTCGCCGCCTTCGCCGGGGATGTAGAGCACGGCGTTCTTGAGGTCGATCGAGTCTTCGGGCAGCGAGAGTCCATCGCAGAAGAAGGTCGTCACGTTGTCCGCGGAGTCGGCAGAGACAGCGAACGGCGCGAGCTCCGACTCGGTCAGGAAGTAGTGCAGGTGTCGGGAGTAATCGACGTACCAACTGCCGCCGGTCAGAGCGCAGAGCGCGTCGAGGAATTCGGCCAGGGTGTTGCCGAGGTACGTCGCCGTTGAGGTGACGGACGTCGCGAGCACCTGGCACTCGGTCCCGATGATGACGCCCTTCGTGCCGTGGGCCGCAAAGGCCGCGGTGATGATCTGCTTGTCCGTCAGTCCGGTTAGGACCGGTTCGCTGTCGATCACGTCCATGCCGGGAAGCACGGTGTAGTCCTGGCATTCGATGTCCAGCACGCGCCAGCCGGGAGTGCATTCGCCCGGAGTCACCGTCTTGACCAGGCCGCCGTAGTAGATCGTCCCCGTCCACGAATCGCGGAAGACGATCGGATTCTCCGCGACGATCGCAAGGTCGCCGGGTGCGCCTTCCACGCGGAACGACATGGTTCCGCACTGCCGGTAGGCGGTGTTTGTTACCGTCGGCTCGCCGGTCACGAATAGACCGCCCAGGAGATCGACGCCAGCGACTTCGAGCCGGAAAACGCTCTCCAGGGTCAGAACGCCCGAGCCATCTTCGAGCAGATAGCCGCCGGTACCGTCTTCGAGGAGGAGGATGTCAGGCATCGAAGTGACCCAGTGTCATGTGCGGATCGGGCGGATCGTCACGCCGGCCGTGAAGTAGGCCGCGCCCGCTGATGCCTGGGGGTACGCTCCAAGGTGGAGAGCGTTGACCCCGGCAGCGATCACCAGCGGGGTGCCCCCGAGCCAGCCGACGTTCATGCGAACGTAGGCATTGCGGGCCAGAAGGTGGTCGTCCCCTCTCGCCAACGCGCTCGATGTCGTGACGCCCGTCAAAGAGTAGAGGTTCAGTTGCCAGTACATAGGGTTGTTGTTGGCCGACGCGTCATAGATATCGAAGTCGCAGTCTGTGATGACGAACGACTCGGCGGGACAAGGGGCCATCGCCCACTGCGTGGCATTTGCTGCGATGGAGCGGAAGTCGGTGGCATATGACGGGACGATGGCGTGCATGAAGTTCAGCGTGCGCTTCGGCCCGAGCCACCGCGTCCCGTCGTGATAGCACGACTCTCCGAGGTCGGTGCGCCAGAACGGGCGGTTGGCGCCGTAGGCCGTGAGCGCCGCGCCCGTAGGGAACGCCGTGCCGGAGGTGAGCGCCGTGAGGTCGGAAGCCCCCGCCATTGCCAGAAACGCTCGCCCGTAGGCAGTCGTGGAGAGCGCCGCGATGGCCGTGAGGTCGGAGTCGAGCGGCTGAGCGTTGATGAGAGTCTGGATCTGCGCGACCGTCAGCCTCTCGGATGCGCCCGCGTTGTTGGTGGGTAGTTGGGTCGTGCCGAGGGCCGCAGCCGCAGCGGGCAGCTCGCTAATCTTGGTGAGGACGAGATCGGCTAGTGTTGTCATGGGGTGGACTCCTTAGCCGCCGACCAGGCGGAGTTCTTGGGCGATGGCTTTGGACAACTCGCCGCGCGCCCCGACGTAGTGCGGGAAGTTGAAGTTGTTGACGACGCCGCCGAACCCGCCTGCGGGGACGATCGTGCCGGCCGTCTGCGGGACGAATATCTCAGAGCGGGCGGTATTCTCGTTGACGAGGTAGGGCATCCCCGCCTCGACAGGGCCGCCGAGTGCGCGGGCCTTTGGTGAGTACCGCGAGGTGACGCTGATGTCGATGTCTTTGATCTGACCGTTTAGCGCCGTGAACCACGCCTTGCCCGCGTTCGTGCCAGCCGTGTTCATGATGCCGTTGAGCGCGTCCATCTGGGTTTGGGTTTTGGCGCCGAAGTCCGCCCAGTACAGCGCGGTGTCCTGGTCCTTCGAAGCGAGGCCGTCGAGGTAGTACTGGCTGTGCAAGAGGCCGTTGAGCTTGGCGATCTTCTGGTCATTGGTGCCGTAGGTGGCCTCTTCGGCCAGCAGCGCGAAGTTCTTGGCCTCGAGTGCCGCCATTTCCTCGACCGCGAGGTTGTGTTTCATTGACGCCGTGCTTCCGCCGTCGGCCGCGATCCGGGCAAGGAGGTCTTTGGAGTTCATCTCGGCGGCGAGCGTGGCCTTCTCACGGGCGATCTCAGCCGGGCGGGTGAGGGCATCGGACGCTGCCGTCGCTGCCGACATGATCTCCGAGCGGCTGTTGCTGATCTTGCTCAGCAGGTCGTCCAGGCCCTTCCGGTATTCCATGCTGGCTTCGAACTGCGCCGCCTGCATGGCCGTGGGGATGCCGACGTAGCCATCCTTGGCGGCCTTGTCGATCATGTCCCTATCGGCCTGGGTCTGGGCGACGATGGCATCGTCCCCAGCCTTGACGATTTCGGCTGCCTTCGTGGCCATGACCGTCTTCATCTCGTCCAGGCCGACCACGAGGTTGCGGGTGCTCTCCTGCTGCATGAACGGGTCGACCTTCAGCGCGTCGCCGAGCTGCGCCTTCATGTCATCGAACTTCGCCTGGAGTTCCGGCTTACTCAGGCCCTCGATTTCGCGGTCTACCATCCCGCGAGTCAGCCCGTCTATCGTCTGGTTGATCTTGCCCTTGGCGTCGAAGATCCACCCGAACATTCCGACCGTGAGGCTGTCTTTCTGCTTGTTCGCCTCATCACGCGCTGCCTTGATCTCCGCGGCCGTCGCGGCCTTGGCGAATACCCTGGCCTTCTCCGCCAGTTCGTCGGCCTGTTTCGACAGGTCGGCGTTTACCTGCATCCACGTATAGGCGATGGCGATTACCCCGGCGGCCGCCACACCGCCCGCGAACGCCTTGCCGAAGGACATCCCACCGGCTCGCCCGAGTCCCTCCGCGCCCTTCAGGACTGGCCCCTGGACGGCATCGCCTGCGAATTGTGCGGCGAGCATCGCACCCATCTTCGGGCCGAGCGCACCTAGGCCGGTGGTTATCGCAACGGTCATCTTCTCCGGGAGCATCCGGGCCACGCTCATGACCGGACCCATTGCGCTGCCGATTTCTGCAAGTGCGCCTGAGAACTCGTGATATGCCTTGACCGCTCGGTTGCCCCATTCGTCTTCGATGGCCTGAGCGGCTTTCTCGGTGGCCCCTTGGTAGTCCTTCACGTCCTCGGTGTACTGCGCCACGTTGCCCTGAGCGAGAAGCGCCGCCATCTGGGGGCCGGCCTTCTTGCCGAAGAGGTCCACGGCCATCTGTGCCCGCTTGAACGGGTCCTCGGTGTTCGAGATGTCCACCATGAGCTTCTGAAGCTCTTCGGGGCTCTTGACCTTCGAGAGTGCCGTCGTCATCGCGACGGTTGCCTTCGAGGCGTCGAGGCCCGCCGCTTGGAACATGTTGAGGAGACCGAGGCCATCCTTCCACGTCATGTTGGCTGCCGTCAGCGTGGGCGCGAGCTTCGCGAGCATGTCCTGGTTCTCGGCGATGTTCGTGCCGTACTTCTGGTGGCTGTAGACCAGGGCGTCCATGACGATGCCGGCCGCTCCGGCGGTCAGGTTCCATGCCTTGAGCACCTTGCTCACCGCATCGACCGCGTCGGCGGTCTGCTTTGTCGCCGTCTCGTACTTGACGAACTTCTCGCTGGTCCTGTTGGCGGCGTCACCCGTGAGGTCGAGGTCGCTCCGAACCTTCGCCATCGTGGCGCCGATCTGGTCCATGCTCTGGATGCCGCCCTGATACATGCCGACCAGTGCGTGCTTGGCGTTCTCCGCCTCGTCGCCGACCATGCCGGTGTCGGCCTTGAGCTGGCCCATCGCCTTGTCGAGGTCGGCCCCGGCCGTGACGGCCACGCCGAACATCGCGCCGATAGCGGCACCGCCAGCCGACTTGAGGGCATCGTTGAGGTTCTTGCTCAGGCGGTCGCCGACGTTCTTGCCGGACTTGTCGGCGAGCGCGACGGCTTGCGCCTCGAAGCCCGTGCCGTCGAGAGCCAGGCGGCAAACCGCGAAGATATCGGCGAGGGCGGCCACTGGCTAGCTCCCTTCCTTCCGGGTGCGCATGTTTCGCGGATAGCGCGCAACCAGGGCAGCCACCTGTGCGCGGCCCTTGGCTAGATCGGGCTTCTGGGCCGTAGGCTCGGGCAAGTACCAAGGCGTGGCGAGTTTCGGCAGGGCCTCTGGCTTCATCTGCACCACTGGCACAACGGAGCGCAGAAGCGCGTCCTGAACGGCCGCGAAGATCTCGATCATGCGAGCGCGTCGCTCTTCCGCGCGCCCTGCCTGGTCTTTCGTCCAGAGGAGGGCGATTTGGGAGTCGGTGAATCGCTCGTCAAGTTCGGCAGGACCAACGCGCCAGTTGACAAGCGCGAACCGATAAAGCTCACCTGGCGTAAGGCGATGGCCTCGATCAGGGCCACTGCCTGCAACATCGCCAGCGCCTTTGTTGCCTGCGGGCTCAGGCCCGCCGGCAGTAAAGGGGCGAATGCCTCTTCCGCGATCGCGTCGTAGAGCGCGCGAATCTCGCGGTCGGACGCGGTTTCGTCGATTTCGTCACGAGTACCGAGGTAGCCCGTCCGGTCATAGGCGACGATCAGATCGAGCAGCACGTCACCCGTGAGCTCGGCCGCCTCGCCGAACGACCGCCCGAGATCCTCGGCGGACGTCTCTGCGGCCAGACGCTCCCGCCAGAGGGCACGCCATTCACGCGCCGCCTTGCGGGGTAGGATCGGTAGCCGGCGAGCTACGCCGGCTACCTTGACGGGGAGGACGGCCGCCATGACCGTCCCCTCCTGTTCCGGGGTGAGGTTATCGGCGTCCATCAGGGCGTCAGTCGTTCCCAGGACCACGGCGCAAGCGTCGGGTCGGTCTTGCTGGCGTAGCCGGTGAACGTCACCACGCTGCCTGCCGGGCCCGTCTCGCCCAGTTCGAACTCCAAGTTACCGTCGCTCAGGGCATTGAAGATCGTGACGACGGACGGCTCGCCGTCGGGGCCCACTGCCTGGAAGACGAAGTCGTGATGGTCGGCCTCGGCGATGATGCCGATGCGCTGCTGGAGGATGGTGGTGCCCGCGTCCGCCACCTGAAGGATCGCATCGCCAGAGTCGTGGGCGCGGATCAGCGGGGTCGTGAAAGTGATGCCGGTCCCACCGCTACCGGAGGTTCCGACCGTCTGGATGATGGCGAGTTCGGTCTCGCCGCTGTCGCCGATCTTGAGGTACTCGGCCGCGGCGTAGGCCGGGACGAGCACACCTGCGGTCATATCTGTGGTGAAGGTGGCCGCAGCACCCGCCAGGGTGAGCGACACCTGGAGCGTGGTGGCCGCGAGGTTCGCCGCGATCACGAAGTACGTGGTCCCGACTACGATGCCGGTGCCGCCCGTGAGGCTCTCGAACTTCACGCGCTGGCCGGCGGTGAAGCCGTGTGCCGTGGCGGTGTCCACGATGTCATCAGCCTCAGCGGAGGTCGCCAGAGCGACGCCTGGGAACTTGATGACGCTCGCAGCAGCAGCCGCATCGGCAGCGAGGACCTGGGAGTAGCCGTTGGCCGTGGCGGCTGCCGTGCCGACGACTGGGGTGATGTTGTGCAGAAGCCACTGCACCTTGGCGAGGGAGAACTCGTTGAGCGTGACAATCCCCGATACAGCCGTCTCGATCACCCGGCTGAACCCTGCGATTGGCGACGCCGCGCCAAGCGGTCGATGGTCGACCTTGGTTTCCTTGATGGAGATCTTGGCAGCGGCATCCGAACCGCCGAGTTCGACCCCGTTGAACTTCTGGCTGGTGGGGGGACCGAACAGATAATCGGTCACTGAAATACTCATGTCGTGCACTCCTGTCGTGATGTGGAGGGGATGAAGGGGCGTGCAGATCTACCCAAGGGCTGCCTGCCTTCGGGTGTACAATGGTCGAGTCGGCTGTTGTGTAGCCGCTTCCTTATGCCCCTTCGTCGGACACAACCCGGCGAGGGGGCTACCTGTCTGGAGACGGTTGTGAAAGATCCCGCGAAGGCGAGGGCCCGAGCTGCGACCTGGCGCGCCGCGCATCTTGACGAGGTTCGGACGGCCGAGCGAACTCGTGCCGCTGAACGTCGTCCCATGCATCGCGAGGAAGCGAGGGCCTACGCCCGAGTTTATCGGACGGCGCACCCCGAGAAGGTGAAGGCTGACAATCGAGCCTACGCCGACACGCACCGCGAGGAGGCAAAGGCGTACCAGGTGGCCTATCGAGCCGCGCACCGCGACGTAGCCCGTGAGTATTACCGGAAGGCCAAGGCCAAGCGTCGCGGTGCGCGTTTCTGCGACCATCCGGCTTGTCTGGCCATCGGCGCTGACCGGCTCGCATGGCAATCCAATCCGCACACCTGCTACCTGTGTGGAGCGACCGTCGACTCCATCGCGTGGATGGATCACGTCGTGCCGATCTCCAAGGGAGGCATTCACTGCGCCGACAATCTCCGGCCAGCGTGCGGGCCGTGCAACGTGCGAAAGGGCGCCAAAGTCGCCTAACACTGGCTGGCTACTCCTGTTCTGCGCTCTCGGCCTCCGGGGCCGTGATGGACTCGATGGCCGGCGCGACTGCGCCAGCATTGGCTTCCGCGACCTGCTCGCGGGGCGTGTAGTCGGCCGGAACTCGGCGACGGCGAGCTTGGGGGACAATGATCCCCGAAGCCTCGCGTTCGAGTTCGAGCACGCGCTGGGCAGCAACTTCGGCGGCTTGCCGCTCCGCTTCCTGCGCCGCCTCCCGCATCTTCTGTCGGTCGCCTCGTGTGTTCCACAACGAGGGATTTCCGAGGTATGGCATGGGCTGCTCCTAACTGATTGCCGCGAGGGTGGTGGGAAACTTCACGACCAGCTGCCAGAGCGGCTGGCCGGTTCCGGTCGGGGGGTACGGGTCGTGATCGATCCCAGACGAGATGACTTGGCTGTGCCAGATACCTAGGCCCGATGCGGCCTTGCGGGCCCCGACGTTGCGGAAGACCGCCTCGCCCAGCATCCCGAACGTCTCAGCGTCGGCGTAGGTCGTGCCGTAGAACCGGATGTAGAGCGTCACGTCCCGGATCGGCATATGTGAACGGGGCGGACCGTCGCCCCAGGCCACCACCACGAAGCGCTGGAATGGGCTCTTGGAGTCGCCCGCTGCCGGCTCGTGCGCCCGGATGCGGTTGGCGCACGTCGAGCCCACGGCTGCTAGCAGTTCCGCGATGGCGGCAGCGATGGGACTGAGGGCCTCGGTCATGCCGCCCTCCGCAAACTGATACGCAGGGGGCTTGCAATGCTCGCGCCGTGGTGATACGGTACGCGTACCAACCCACGAAGGAGAGCACCATGCTTGAAGTAGTCCGGCAGCACCTCCCGACCCTCGAAGACATGATCAGCGAGCCGATCGGGATTGACGCGGCCCGCGACATAGTCCAGACCGCTCAGGACATCATCGACCGAATGGACGGCCGGAGAATGACCGAGAGCGAGCGTCGCGCCACCCTGGCCGATGCTTTCGACCTCGCGTACTACATCGTCGGAAACCGCTCGCTCCCGGATGCCGGCGCTATCGAGTACCGGGCGCGCGTGATCGCGGGCGTGGCATAGATGGTCGACCTCGTTGGCCTCACCGAACTCGCGCAGCGAGCCGGAACCAGCCCCGGATACATTCGCGTCCTGCGTCGGCGTCACGCCGATTTCCCGGCTCCGATTGTCGAGCTGGCGATGGGGCCGGTGTGGGATTACGCCACCGTCGAGGCGTGGCTCACGCAGAGGCGACCGAACGGCAGACCGCGCGGCTAGGGTCATTTCGGCACCGCGGCGATACGCTTGGAGATCGATGGCAATATGCACTTGGCCGCGTCCTGAATGTGCCTGTTGAAGGCTGGCAATAGAAATGGCCGGGCCGGTTCACGGATGGTCCCGAGTTCCTTGAAGTGCGCGATTGGCGAGTCGAACATGACGAACCCCACGACCTGATCCGCGGGGGTCTTTGCGCCCTTCGGCTTGTTGCCGGCCGCCGTTCGGTCGCCGGTCCCGGAGACGAGCTTGCCCATCGCATAGACCGCCACCCGTGCCGTGTCCGCCATCATCGGCACGCCACGCTTGGCGCGCAGCGCGGCGGCCTCCTCCGGGAACAGTTCGGCGCGTGCGGCCACAGAGGCGTCGTCTCGGATGGTCGCGCAGAGTTCAATCACGCCATCGGCGACCCCGGCGTACAGCGCATCGACGGCAGCTTTGTTGTAGACGATCTTCGTCTCGCGTCGTGTGACCGTGCGGAACGTAGTCCCCGGTCCCGCGATGACCTCGCCGAATGCGGACTTAGCCATCACGCCACCTTCGTCAAAGCGAGTTCGAGGTGATGACCCGCACCAGCGCCGTCAAAGATGCCCGTGATGTCGTACCGCACGCCGGCCATCTCAATCCAGTCGCCTGTAGCCAGCCCGGCCAGCGGCCAGATGTAGCCTCGGTGGGTGGAGACGACCGCCCCGCCCTGGCTGAACAGCGGTACCTCGCGCGCCGTCAGCGGCCGGATGCGCCCATCGACCGTGGCGACCGTCACAGGGGCGACGATGGGGTTGTATGAGTCGTCCAGCTGCGCCGTGCCCGCGCCGTCAACCTCGCGCACCTGGTCCCCGGAGTCGTGTGGCAGCACGAGCGGCGTGACGAGCGGTACGGTGAGCCCGCTGACGTAGGTGGCGATCTGCGCGATCTCCGTCTCGCCAACATCGCCGAACCGCAGGTAGCGGCCCGTGGCCACGTGCGTGGCGGCCGCCACGGCGACAGAGAGCGCACCCGGCGCAGTGTCCGCGGTAAGCGTCGTATTCGTGCCACCGACCGTCTCAGCGGCGCTGGAGAGGACAGGCGCCAGCCGCTTGATCGTCAACGTCTGGTTCAACAGGTCGTCAAAGCTCATGCTTGACTCCCGGCCGGGAAGCGGTAGGATGTAAGCAGGCAGTTTGGTTGCCGGTTTTTCATGCCCCGCTGGCAGACCAAACCTGCTGGCGGGGCTTTCCCGTTTCTAGGCCAGGCATACGGGGCACCAATAGCGCGGAGGTTTGGTCTCCAATGGCTCCTAGATCCGCTCCTACCGGCATCGTGGGCATCTCGCCCGCGAACTTCCAGGTAGCTCAGTTCACCCTGCGAGGCGAGACGCCCTACATGCAGGCCCGGTTCACCGCGAAGGCGATGCAGGCGATGCGATCCAAGCAAGCCGCCGGCTCGGTCGCCAAGAAGGGCGTCAAGCGCGAGGCCCGCGACTTCGACCGCGACTTCGTAGAAGCGCTGCACCGCTCGGAGGCCGGTTGGGTCGGCGTCCCGGCCAGTTGCATCCGCAATGCGTGCATCGACGCCTGCCGCATGGTCGGGTTCGAGATGACCCGCGCCAAGATGAGCGTTTTCGTCCTGAATGATGGCCTCGATGCCATCGACGGAACCCCTCTCGTCAAGCTCGACGCTCCCGAACCGGAGCGGAGCGAGATGATCGTCCGCAATGCCACGGGCGTGGCCGACATTCGTGTCCGGCCGCTGTGGCGTCAGTGGGGCCTCACCGTCAAGATCCGCTTTGACGCGGACCAGTTCACCCTCACAGACGTGGCTAACCTGCTCGAACGGGCTGGCCAGCAGGTCGGAATCGGCGAGGGTCGGCCGTTCTCCAAGCGGAGCAACGGAATGGACTTCGGCCGCTTCACGATCACAGCGAAGGAAGGCTGAGCAATGGCCAAGACCAAGGCCGTGTTCAAGTACCGGAAGGGCGCCCGCGTTGCGGGCGTCCCTGCCCCGGTCGCCGGAGCCGAATTGCTCCGTATCCAACGCGAGGCCGGCGCTCTCCGGCCCGAAGATGTGGTCGCGTCGGCCGAGCCCGAAGACGCCCCGTTGCATCCCGCTTTCGAGTGGGACGATACCGCGGCAGGCGTCGAGCATCGGCTCTGGCAGGCGCGGCAACTGATCCGCGCTCTCGTCATTGACGACGGCAGGAACCAGTCTCAGGTCTACGTCCACGTGCCCATGATCTCGGGCGGCGACTACCAGCCGCTGGCGGTCGTGGTCGCCAACCCTGACCGCTACGCCCTGGCTCTCGCCGAGCTGGAGCGGAAGATCGAAGGCATCCAGCGGACCATTGACGAGTTGCGCCAGCTCGCCTCTCAGAGCAACGACGCGGACGCGCTCGCTCGCATCTCGGTCGCCATTGCGGCGTTCCGGGCTGCGGGTGAAGCCGTCCACGCTCTCGCGCACTGACCGTTCGGACAAGGCACGGCAGGCTGGGCGCGCCATGGCTGGGCGCGGCCGGGACCGGACTGGCGGGGTCAGGCACGGCAGGCGTGGCACGACGTGGCCCGGCGGGGCGAGGCGAGGGCCGGCAGGCGAGGATGGGCCTGACAGGGTGCGACTGGGCAAGGCGGGGCACGGCTGGGCAGGCGTGGCACGACGTGGCCCGGCACGGCGCGGCGGGGCACGGCGCGGCGCGACCATCATGGTCGCGCCTCCGCCGTCGAGCGCAGACTCAGGCTATATGCCTGCCGCCTGAGCAAGATGCTGCGGACTACGCCCGCGCGGCTGATACGGCCAGCAGATGCGCCCCTTGAATACTGATAATCGCCGATCGTCTCGCTGTCGAAACCCGTCTCGGTGGTCGTCAGTCGGACCAGGTCGATAACGCCCTTCGTGACAGCCGCCCCGTCGCTCGGCGTCCAGCAGACCGTGACAGCGCCCTGCCAGGACGGGTACCACGTCTCCGGCGGCGGGTAGGGCCAGGGGTAGACGCCGACCACGCGCCGCAGACAGCCGGTCGACGGCGTGAAGATCAGATCGGCCGCCGCGACAGCCACTCCGTTATCCGTGACGCTGACGGAGTCCGTGAGGCGCGAGAGGTAGAGCGGCGTGTTCGTGACGCCCGGTTGGAACGTGTCGGTCCGCTCGCCGGTGAGAACGCCGACCTTGGTGGCCAGCCAGTCCTCTTCGCGGTCGATTACGTCCTGAAGATCGGCGTCGCTGAGGCGCGAGCGCACGAGCGCCTTGACCTCAGCGATCGTCACGAACGAAGTGGTCACTTCCGCCCGGTCCTACGGGTAGCACGCCTCTGCGTGGCCCTGACGGGCTTGGGGGCGGCCGGAATGGCGGCCGGTGGGCCGGGTGCGAAGGGCGAATCCGCCACCGCGAAGCTGCCATCCTCAAGGGCGGCGCCGAGAGATGCCCGAAGGCCGGTGATCTTCTCCGGTTCGGTCGGAGACTCGAGCACGTCCGCGCCGTCCGGCAGGATGCCGTAACCCGCCTTGCGGAAGTACGCAAGCGCGGCCGGGCGGTCGGTCTGGCCGACGCCCGCAGTGAAGCGGACGCCGGCCGAGATGCCGTTGTGCTGCTTGTTGGGAGAGAGGATCGTGGCCATGTCTCAGCCGTTCGCCGTGTCGACGAATGCGGAGCACACGCCCGCGTCCGTCTGATCGATGCAGCCGGCATTGCTGGAGAGCCACTGGGTTGCGATTGACAGGCCGTCCTTGAGCATTACGACGCCCATGAGCGTCGACTCCGCCGTCACGGCTCCGGTGGTGGTGAGGCCGCCCATGAGTTCGGATTGACTGACACGCAGGCGGCTACCTGCGTCGTTGGCCGTGAAGTGGAGCAGGCCTTCGAGGTTGAGGTTCTTCGCGTAGACGCGAATCGCCTGCCCGGCGACGGTGCCGTCGATGGAGATGGAGTCGCCGCTCGTGGTCTGTTCGCAAGAGAGCCCGTCGATCTCGACGATGAGCTTCTTGGTCATGGCCGCGTTGGCGATCTCAAGGCCGATCTGGGCCTTGGCGTTGAGGTTGATTGGCCCCTTGATGAAAGCTTCGAAGCTCTCGGCGGTGTACGTCGGGGCGATGGTCAGCACGGCTGCTGAGGGGTCTCCAATCGTCAGCCAGGCAGCGGCCTCACTGATGTTGACCTCGCCGCCCAGTGCCGCGAGTGTCAGGCCGTTGATGTTCGGCCAGGTGAGGGCGACCTCGCTGTAGTCGCCAGCCAGCGCGATGATCTTGTTCCGTGCGACGGTCGCGGAGGCGAGCCCCTTGGTAATGGTCAGGTAGGGATCGCCGAATGTCCCGTTGCCGTTGGTGTCGTCGCCGTCCTTGGAAACGATGACCAGGTTCGCTGAGACCGGGTAGGTGATCTCCGTCTCCTGGACACCGCCTCGGTGGATTCCGTCATCCGCCATGGCTTTGTGTGCTCCTGTTCTGTCGGGCCGCCCGAAGACGGCCCGACACTCATTCGGCTAGGGGTTAGGCGGCGATCTTCACGTTGCGGAGCACTCCGCACGACTTGCTCGCCTTGAGCGCGACCGCGACGGGGCCCATCTCGACCTCGCCCTTCTTCACGGCGCCGGCCGTGGTGAAGTCGGGCAGCCAGGTCTGGATGAGCTGGCCGGGAACCGCGACGCCGTGGAAGGCATCGAGCCCGAAGCGCACGGCGTAGATGTCCGTGAGCCCGCCGGTGCCCGTGCCGCCCTTGGTCGTCTGCACGACGGTGACCGCGTGCGCGGTCCCGACGAGATCGACGTCCGTCGCGACGAGCATCGGGACGTTGACCCCGGCGTAGTCCTGGGCGAACGTCACGACGTAACTCACGCCGGGCGTGCCGGTGATCGTCACATCGCCCGAACGCACATTCGACAGGTTGTTGAGCGCCGTGACCATGTTTGCCGTGGAGACGTCGTGCTCCATGGCGGCGGTGATCTGACCATTGAAGGTCAGCGTGAACGTGCCGCTGTCGGCCGAGACGGTGATCGTCTGGACTTCGCTCGTGGTCCCGTAGGTCGGGATGATGAGGTCGGAGGAGCCGGCCTTCTCGCCCACGTCGATGAGCGGAATGTCGCGGTAGGTCTCCTGCGGCCGACCGAAGGCATCCTGAGCCGAGCGGAGCTGGCCGCTGAACGCAGCCGCGAGGCTGAACCAGGACTTGGCCATGCCGTTCATGAGCAGCGCGTCCGGCGTGCCGTCCATGAGGTACAGCCAGGCGTTGATGCGCTGGATCACCGCGAGAGCGGTGGCCTGCGTGGTGATGCCGGTGAAGTCGAGCACCGGACCCGCGATCTCGGTCGAGGAGTCGGTGAGCGCCACGTTCAGGCCGTCGAAGCCGTTGGTGGTGACGCCGACGTCGCCGTTGATGACCTGATCGGCGAAGTACGCCTTCGTCGCCTTGACCAGCTGGGCGAGCTGGAAGCTCACCTCGGACACGGCGCCGATGCCGGTCAGGACGCGGTCGATCTCGAACTGGCCGCCGAGCGGCCGGAGGTTGACCGTGTACTGCGCCTTCTCGACCTGAGTCGGGGTGTATTCGCTGTTGATGGTGCGGAAGGCCGCGGCGCGCTGCGTGGTCTGGCGGGTGTACCCGTAGACCAGAGTCGAGCCGCCGCCGGCCGGGTTGACCGACTGCTCGAACGGCAGACGGTCCATGAGGAAGCTCGACTTGCGGAACTCGTCGATGATGTTCCGGTCGATGTCGCTGGCGGCGTTCAGAGACGCCTGGGCGAGAGTGACAGCCATTTCGGTTGTTCCTTTCTATCGCCCAGGATGCTGGGCTAGTGCTTGGCGCTGTAGTGGCCGGCCACGGCCTCTTCGAGGGTCTTGGCCCCGGTCCCCTGTGCTGTCTGGACGCCTCGGGTGACCGTTCCCGGCCCGGTCGGGGCGAACATCTCGGGGATGTCTTTCTTGAGTTGCTCGACCGCCTCGGTGAGCTTTTCGACCTTGCCCGCGTCGTCCACCTTCAGGGCGGTGATGACGCTCGAGCGAAGCGCCAGATCGATCAGGGTTTCGTTACTCGCCCCGGCCACTCGAAGAGCGGCTTCGACGCGGACCTCGCGGATGATCGACTGGTTCTTGGCCCGTTCCGCAGCCGTCGCGGCGTTGGTGGCCTCTTTGATCGCCTTCTCTGAGTCGCTCAGACCGGCGGCCTTGAGGGTTTCGAGTTCGGTCTGTGCCGTCTTGAGCGCGTCCTGGGCTTCCTTGGCGGTCTTCCGCTCCGCGGCGATGGCCTTCTTGCCGGCCTCTCCGAGTTCGGGATCGCCCGTCGCAGGCGTCACGGGAGTAGCAGGCGGGACGGCCGGCGGTGCGGGAGTCGCGGGCGGCGTGGTGGCTGCAATCGCTGCGCCGGCCTCGCCCTCGAAACAGACCCCGAGTTCGCGGGCTCCGATCGCACCTGGGAAGGGGAGCCGGTAGGCTGCCCAGACAGGTCCGATCGGGTAGCTCTGGGTAGGCATCGCGCCTACCGCGACGGGCATCGCGCCCGCATAGGTGGTTTCGCTCATGTTATTCCCGGTTCCTTTCGGTTACAAGGGCTATTTAGGGGGAATATTCGGGGCTGGTGGGGCTGCTACTGGCGGTGTCGGAGGGACGTTGGCGGGTGGAGTCGTGTCGATTGGCGGGGGTGGAGGCGGTGCGGCAGCCTCGGCTTCGGCCAGTGCCTTGATGATCGCCTTGATACGGGCGATCTCGCGCTCTGAATAGCCGAAGCCTTCCCATAGAACCTCATCCGGGATGCCAGTGGCCTTCTGCTTCACCAGTGCGTCGGTATGAACACCTTCGGCCAGGCTCTCAGTGTTGGCCCAGATGATCTCGGCGCCGTAGTCAGTGGCGCGGTCGTCGCCCTCGAAGGCGTACTTGAGGCGGAAGACCTCTTCGAGCCCCTCACCCTTGTAGAGTTGCGAGTCCTTGACCTTGGCCACGAGTCCGGTCTCTGAACTCTTCAAGCTCTCGCCGCTAGGTGGCTGGCCGCTCTGCGGCAGCAAGTAGTGGTATGGCGTCTGGCTGATCGCGCCGAGCTGTTGGACCTCCGCTTGGATGCCCTCGATAATCGGGTGGAGATCGGTCGCCTCGAACTCACCGAGTTCGAGCGGGGCATCCTTGGCATTCGGATCATCGGGATCGGGGGGGCCAAAGATCCACAGCCGATCCACGCCGGCCTTCAGGCCCTCAATTGGCTGGCCTGTCTTCTCGTCGATCTTCTCTTCGTAGTTTTTGATCCATCGCTGGCGGAATGCCGCGAGGTCCGAGGCGTTGACCAGGTCGGCGCGAAGCTTGTTGATGACGTCCTGGTTGCTCATCACTGACGCCATCTCGGACCGGCCATCGTCGGGTAGCACCGCGCCGTTCGCGACGCGCACCGTGTCATACAGGCCGCTCGGGTTCGTGCCGTTCAATCGCGGGCGGTTGACCAGCGGCACGATGGGGATGACGCCGAGCGGGTTCTTGACCGGCCACGCTTCACCCTTGACGGTCTCGGGGTTCCACTGCGCGACGCTGCCCCAATTCATGAGCGTGAAGTCGGCGCCGGACTGGGCACTGACGTACTTGTAGATGCCATCGGGCAGGTAGAGCTCCGCGTGGTACTTACCGTCTTCGCCGAGCCAGCGCTTCATGGCAGCACGGCGCTTCCAACTCTGGCCGGGGGCTGTCTCGACCACGACTTGCAGCGGCGACTCAATCGAGGTTTCGGGCTCGCCCTTTTCGTTGGGCCAGACCAGGACGTACGCGATGCCCTTGACCAGCGACTCGGTAAACGCGGTCTGCGACTCGGCATCCAGACGGTTGCGCTGCCACCAATTCCAGGCATCGACCGCGCCCTTGGTGTGGTCGCCGATCCTGATGCCCTGCACCTGAAGCCGCTGACGGTGTGTGTCCACGACCAGGCTCATGAAGTTGGCGGAAAAGATACGGAAGCGGTCGCCGAACGCGGCCTTGAATGTGTCGGAGACGAAGGCCAGAGGCTGCCGGCCGCAGTAATACGATTCGAGTTGCTCCATTCGTACTTGCCGGTCGTCGAGCCGCTTCCCGAGACGCGCGAGCCACCATTCGCGGCTGTTCACGATCAGTGTCCGTGTAACCCCTGGGTCGTACATGGTCAGTACCCCACTACGTGGCGTGGCTTGCGGATGAATGGTTTGGGCGCGTCCTGCATCGCCATCGCCACGGCGCGGACCAGGGCCACAGCCAGCACATTCGGGCGCGCCGAGTGCTTGGATCGCAGGACCTTCATGCCGCGATCCGTGAGCGTCGCCGTCGTGTTGGCGACGTGTTCAGCGAAGACCGGATCGTCGGTGTGGACGAGACGCCCGGTGGTGATGAGTTCGTAGGTCATCATCGACGGCGGAGCCATGACACCCGCAGTCATCCCCACTTCGACCATGTTCAGGCCCTCCCCGCTGAGCGCGTCCGCGAAATCCGGGAGGCTCGCAGGATCGAAGCCGTAGGCCGGGCCCGGAATGGCGCGCTTGGTCTTTTCGTCGGCCGTCTGTGGCAGCGGGTAAGTCAGTCGGAGCTCGCGGCACGCGACGCGCACGGCCTCCGTGCTGGCCATGCCGGTGGACTCGGGAGCGAACAACTGCGCCCGCGTCACGACGCGATCCCCCTGCTTCTGGGCGACCACGACGCCGATCTGTTCGCCGTCAGGGTCGCGGTCGATGCCCACGCCGATGGGGTATGCGGTGTCGAGCGCGAGATCGCCGACCGTCGCAGCCCAAGTACCCGACTTGAGCCAGGTGTCCTCGTCGGCGTTGAACTGGTTGAGGTGGTAGCGGCGCCATACGCCCAGCGCGCCGCGGGCGCCGAGTTTGACGTATTGCTTGCCGAGGTACTTGAGGTCCTGAAGGTACGAGATCGGGTTGACCAGCCGCCAAATCGCGGGGTCTGCAATATCGGCGTCCTTCGGAGCGCCGTACCAGTAGATGAGCGTGCCGTTGACCTTGTCTCGGTAAATGAGCAGCGTCCCGTCGTGACGGACCTCCAGGGTGCCCACGCCGCTGAACATCGATTCGTAGAGATCGGCCAGGATGCCCTCGCCGGCAGCTCCAGCGGCAGAGAACCAGAACGTGAGGCCCTGTTCGCGGGCGCCGCCGCCGGTTGTGAGGGCGGTGTAGAGCGCGCCTTCGTCGGTGTGGGCGTGCATCTCGTCAACGAGGCCGAGGGACGGGTTGAGGCCGTGCTGTAGAGCGGCAGCGGAAGACAGCGACCGCATGACGCCGCTGTTGAGCGGGCAGTCAATGCGGTACTTGGTCGGTCTGAACCGCTCCCGTAGGCTGGGAGATCGGAGGGCCATGCTGACGGACTGGCCCATGACGATCCCCGCCTGCCCCTTGGCGGCTGCGGCGACGTAGACCTCGGGCTCGTTCTCTCCCTCTCCGAACGGGTCGAGGAAGTACAGACCAAGATGGCTGGCCATTGCGGATTTGCCGTTCTTCCGCGGCAGACCGAGCCCAACCTCGCTGTAGACGCGGAGTCCGGTGTCCGGGTCGCACTCCAGGGCTTCATTCCAGAAGTCCCGCTGCCAGGTTTCGTAGATGAGCGGCTGGCCGGCCCACCTCCCCTTCGTGTGCCGAACGTACTTCTCGCCGTAGAGGCAGAAGCGCTTGCCACCGAGGTAGGGGTCCATCTAGTCGCCATTGCCGACCGCCCGGAGACGCGGGGGAAGGCCAAGGTCGTTGTCAACCTGGTTGGGCGCGTGCTCCGGCTCGACCGACAGCCCCGACTGCGCCGAGGGCGACAGGCCGAACTCGCGGGCGTAGAGCCGGACTTGTTCGCGGGACTCGCGGACGATCTGCCAGAGCGGGTTCTTGACCAGCGGCCCCTGCTTGCCTTCGTCCTTGGACTGATCCTCAGAGGCCCGCGCCGACTCACGGGCGAAGCCTCGAACAAGCGGCCCGGTTTGGGCGTAGAGCCGGGCAGCCTCGTTGGAATCAGCGATCGCTTCGCAGAGACAGCGCAGTGTGTCCGTGTGCGAGGCGCGAATGACGCCCTTGGCGCTTGTAGCAACGATCCGCTTCCAAATGACTTTCGCTGCTGGGCTCATGTCGGCGGGCATCGCGGGGAGCTTCGCGGAGGGCAGCGGCTCGCGGTAGTTCACGCGGCTGGGGCGGGTTTCGCCGCGCAGCAGCTTGACCTTGGTGGGAGCGGGAGCGAAGCCTTTGCCGCCCATTTCTATGCACCTGCCGTTATGGAGTGAATAGGAAAACGGCCAGAGTCGTCCGCGTGCGCGAAAAGGGTGAG